GCTTGTTGCAAGGTCGTAACGCCATTCTACACTTCTGTAGAGGCTATGTCGTACGAATACGACACCCAGTTAAATTTCGTCCTTGGCTTTAACGGGCCAGGTTTCTCTACTATCTCCTTAGGCATCAGTAAGTTACGATGCCCGAGCAATCTCTCGATTGCTGTCCATCTGTACGATTCTAAAGGTTGCTCATCGTTTGATGTAGCCAACCATCGTACATATGCTAAATCATCATCTAATAAAAGATTATGCTTAGCCTTATGGACTAACTCGTGTGACGATCCCTCATAAGTCTTATATGACTGTCTGAGTTCTCGTATATACGAGTCCGAGGGAGATACTTTTTTGTATGATAGATGCCTATATTCATAAATTTGAATATCTCTATTCCACCGTCTCTTAAAAAAGACGTTGCTACTACTACAAAAGTTTGTGTAGTACACATAAGGGAGTGGGTTGTCCTTTTCGGACAAAGGCGCTCTGAAGACTACGTCATTATGATCACTTTCTAGATCTTTAATGATTTTGTCACTCAGATCGAGCCCAATACGATCGCGAAACGCGTTTGCATAGGCTATCATACTTTCAAAACCTAAGGTTTTAATACGTATTATACCAACATCTGCACCCTTGAAAAAGTCACCTCCACAAGATTCTCTAAAGAATCCTGTAGTGAGTGTCTTATCTTTATTAATGATAAGACCGATCTTCTCAAGGTCTTTTAGTGCACGCTCGTAAGAGCATGATGGCATAATAATATCATCACCATAGACGTACACTTCGTCGCAAGACACTCTACAACACGCCCAAAAAATAATAGCCTCTATAGGGAAGCATAAAGCTGAACCCATAGGTGCGAACTTCTTGAATGTGTGTATAGTATCTGGCGATAATGCCACAGTCGGACTTCTGGTTGCGCTTAATGCAGCAACCCAGTCATCGGGAAAGACTTGTTTAACAAGCTCCCACGAAACCATATCGCTAGCTTCCTTTAGGTCGACAGTTACGTACGACCCATCTAAGGAACCCAACTGAGCCAGTCTGTTGTTAATAGACTGATCAGTAAAATTGATGCGACCTCTAGTTAGAGGTTCGCGCTCAATGTGGCGATATAGCAACTTCATGATACCTTGCTGAACGTACATACGTTCGTGAGGTTCCATGCAAATTATTCGTGGACCACGGCTATCTTTAGGGACAGTCGTGACTTTACTATGGACAGTTATTGGACTTAAATCCTTTTCTTTCCATATCTCGAACATTCGTTTATTAGAAAAAAGTAAGTCTCTAGGTATATAGTCCAGCAATGCTGGAATATTTCTAAAGTGATTCCTTTTATCAAAATAACCAAATGAATCGGCTGTGGCCCCGTCTGATAACGAGGGTGATGAATCAAAAGGTTCATCAGGTAACAAATCAGCAACAATATTTGTCATATGTTCAAGGAGCTCTCCATGTTGGAGAAGATCCTCGCGCGATATGACATCGTTGTCTCTTTGAGCGAATTGCTCAATGAAAGCTGAGTGTTCTTCGCTCGTTATAGCTCTACCATCATCGTACTTATAGTACATTAAGGTGAGTTGGCGAAGTGCAAAGACATCTTTTGGACAAGCTTCAGGTCTTAAGTGGCCGTCTTTATAAAATAGCTTAATAAAAAGCTCATATAAGAACGCAGGAAGTACAGTTGTACTGCTCTTCCTCTTAAAACCGCTGGGTCGAACAAACTCACCTACGGCAAGCGCTTTTTCAAGCGCTTTGCCTAAGCTAGGGAGCTCGACACACAAGAAGTATAATCCTCTATTGTTAGTCTTGTTTACAAAACTAGCAACCGTCTTTGTGTTTACGTCTAGACTGTTTGCAACGTGGCACCATAAGGGTACCATTCTTTTCAAGTGATCCAAAAGGGTCTCCTTTAAAAGATAGCGTAAGGCATAACATTCACATGGAGAAATCTCCATAACTTAACATATACGGACGGAAGTACTTAGTACTTATAGCCTAAAGACAAAGGCTAGAAAGAGCTAGTGCTCTTTGTTTAAGAGTTTAGTGATATTAGCTTCGGTTGCAAAAGCAACTAAGCTAGCCACTAACTCTTTGACAACAGCAGACGTGTCAGTACGTCCATCATATGGATGGTACTGTAATTTAAGCATCGCTCTAATAAGCGATGGCTTAGAACACACCTCGTCTGTAACCGGGAGTAATTCGTCGTCAAGGATGACGGCCGAAGAAACTCGACCACTCTTCAGAGTTTCATGACTAATAGTCATGTTGCTTTGTGCGTTTACTCCTGCTGCACTATCACTTCTTAATGTAGAAGTTGGATAAGATGCAGTTTGAGAATAAACTGTGGTTCCGATTGTTAAGTCACTTGTGAATGCCATGGGGCTACCTCCGTTGTAGTACCTTCCTAATAGAAAGGTACAAATGTCTCATTTAAGAATTTGAGACAGATTGAGCTATAGTAATAAACTATGCCTACAATGTATGAGAAGAATGTAATAAATTCATTCATTTTCTTGATACTCCTATTGCCGCTAAATACGACGCCTGTTTCCAGCCAAAATGTGTATCGGCTAAAGCACCCGAAATATCGTAACCCGTAAATTCATAGGGGATACGTTCGTAGTGCTTATGCTTAGATTGCATTATGCTGGGAGAGTGTGGGGTGGAAACACCTGTATACGTATTAGTAACAGTTATTACGCCCGACTGCTCTACCTCAGTCTCGGTAGTCAAAGAATAACCACCAGAGATGATGTTGTAGTCTAATAGACCTGAACCTTGTTCATAGTGTTCGAGAAGATTGCCAATATTGACAACATAATCGATTACCCATGACCAGGGCATGGCCTCCCAAATTACAGATAAGGGTGATTTTAAACCTAGCAGTTCTAACTGCAAGGCTAATTTCTTTTTCTTATCTACAGGTTTGGGCTGTATGTAAATAGATAGCGTGCACATTGTCTTTTGTTTAAGACTTTCTGTGACTTGCATATCTGTTTTCCACATATAGACTTGTGAGAAATAAGGCTTAACATCCAGTGTGTCGACCCTCGCTAAATTATTAACGAGAAAAGACTTATGAAGATTAAGCTTTTTTCCATTCATCGAGTTCCACTTATCTATGATTGAATCCATCTTGAAGATAATCTTCGACATGGCCTTCAAATCACTAATTGTTGGTATTATGCCAAAACTTAGTGTAAGATACTTGTCAGCTACTGTTTTATCAGTTAGAGGACCGTGGAACTTTACGAAATTTACGATTCTTCTTAAATCACGCAGCTCTACAATAAAATTTGCTAGAGATGCGTCCTCGAGACTCAAAAGATTTGAGTATGAGAGAAGACTGTGAGCGTGTGTATTGAGTTGTCCCATGAAGTTTAAGGGTAACGTCACTGGCGCAAAGCCAGATGTGTTACTTAATACTTCATAAGTACCTCCAACATAGGGTTCTATAATCATAGCAGAAATATTAACGCTACAACTATAGCCCCAACCGCCCGCTTCGTAAATATCCGTGTAAGCTACACCACAAGGTGTACCGAGGTCTTCACGCTTACCGTGTGTTACTGGGTTAAACCCAGTTGGACATCCGGAAGTAGAAGTAATGGTCTCTTTAGAACCTACATTAACTTGATGGGAACTATTCGTCCCACTAGTTGATCGATATTCGCCATTTCGCGTTACTACTACAGTAATCGCGCGCGAACCATCGACTACATCAGGCAAAAACCTGGTTTTAGTGTAAGTTTCTATCGAAACCTCCTCCACAGAAAAGAACTGTGTTACAAATTTGGGGGAACATCGTTCCTGAACTAGACTCTCTCGAG